CTTTTCAAAAAGATATCGCGACTATCGAGGAGGCACGATGAGTTCGCAAGAGACAGCGAGAGATAACTATATCCTCGCGTATTACCAGAAAATTAAGGACGGGTCTGTCTGCGTAGGGACATGGGTGCGGCTCGTCTACGAATATTTGGTCAACGGAATCGAAAACGGAACGTTCATCTTCGACCAGAAGAAGGCGAACAACGCTGTCGAGTGGATAGAAGCGCACTGTTTCCACACGGAGGGAGTGCTCGCACCCGGACTGTTCATTCTTGCTTTGTGGCAGAAGGCTCTCGTCTCGGCTATCTTCGGGATAGTGGACGAGGACGGGCTTCGGGTGCATCGCGAGATCCTTTTGTGCGTTGCCCGGAAGAACGGCAAGTCATTACTGGCGGCGGCCATTGCAAAGTATGTCTGGTGGGTGGACGGAGGATATGGTGCAAGGGTCTATACTCTCGCACCTAAACTCGACCAGGCCGAAATCATTTATTCCGATATATGGCAGATGGTCCAGTTAGATCCGGAATGGCAGAATCGGAAAGAGCGGCTCGAGAAGGCCAAAAAGCGGAAAGAGTACGGTGACGACCCGGAGCTGGCCCGCCACCGCATGACCGATTTATATTTGCCGGCCACCAACGGCACGGTCAAAAAGATTGCTTTCTCGGCAAAGAAGTCGGACGGGTTCAACCCGTCTTTATGTATCTGCGACGAGATCGCGTCGTGGGAAGGGGACAAGGGCCTCAAACAGTATGAGGTCATGAAGTCCGGCATGGGCGCGAGGCCTGAGGCGATCATGCTCTCATGCACGACCTCCGGCTACGCGAACGATTCAATCTATGATGAGCTGGTCAAACGTGCGACACGCTTCCTCCTGGGTGACTCCAAGGAGAAGAGGCTGTTGCCGTTTTTGTATATGATCGATGACATTGAGAAGTGGAACGACCTCAACGAATTGAGGAAGTCGAATCCTAACCTTAATGTCTCGGTCACGGCAGACTATCTGATCGAGGAGATAGCGATAGCGGAAGGGTCGCTGTCGAAGCGGGCAGAGTTCATAACAAAATACTGCTGCCTGAAACAAAACTCGAGCACGGCGTTCTTGCCGTCGCAAGTGGTCGAGGCCGCATCGGGGGAACATATCAGTCTCGAGGATCTTCGGGATTCGTATGCCGTGGTGGGGATAGACCTGTCGCAGACGACGGACCTGACGTGCGCTTGTGTAGTGGTGGAGAAGGCCGGGGAGTTGTATGTCAACGCTCAGTTCTTCCTACCGGCAGAGAAGATAGACGAGGCTTCGCAGAGAGATGGAGTTCCCTACGGGATATACATCCAGCGCGGCCTGCTGACTCCCTCCGGGGACAACTTCGTGGACTATCACGATGTGTTCAACTGGTGCACGGCCCTCGTCGAACAATATCAAATCCTTCCACTCCGAGTAGGATACGACCGCTACTCCGCGCAGTACCTCGTCAAGGATCTCGATCAGTACGGATTCGTGACGGATGATGTGTACCAGGGCGAGAACCTGTATCCGGTGCTCCTCGAATGTAAGGGGCTTCTGGAAGACAGGCGAATCCACATCGGAGACAATGACCTCCTGAAGATGCACTTGCTCAATGTGGCGATCAAGATGAGCACAGAGCGGGGCAGGGGACGGATGGTCAAGATAACCCCGAGCGCCCACATAGACGGAGCGGCTGCGCTGATAGACGCACTGTGCGTCCGCCAAAAGTGGTGGGCAGAGATCGGAGAACAATTGAAAAACTGAGGTGAGACAATGGGTCTTTTCGATTGGCTCTTCGGCAAAAGACCGAAGGAGCCGGAGAGGGTCGAGACCAGCTTCAAGATGCTCAACGGGTACACCCCGAGATTTACTTCCTTTTCCGGGGAGATATACGAGAGCGAACTCGTCCGGGCATCAATAAACGCACTGGCGACCCACATCTCCAAACTTGACGTGAGAACCTACGGATCGGCGCGGCCCGCGCTCCAGAGGAAGCTGAAGAACGGGCCGAACGAGTTCCAGACATGGACGCAGTTCCTCGCGAGGGCTGCGACCATTTACTATTCGGACAACACGCTGTTTATAACCCCGGTGTGGGATGATTTCGGTGAGATCTCCGGCATCTACACCCCGCTCCCGGAACGGTGCGAGGTCGTGCAGTACGGTGAAGTCCCATTCCTCCGGTACGAGTTCGCGAGGGGGAAGCGGGCGGCGGTCGAGATGTCCTACTGCGGGGTAATGACCCGGATGCAGTACAAGAACGACTTCTTCGGAGAATCGAACCGGGCGCTGTTTCCGACTATGGACCTCATCAAGATCCAGAACCAGGGCATCGAGGAAGGCGTGAAGAACGCCGCGAGTTACCGCTTCCTCGCCCAGCTTTCCAACTTTGCCAAGGCCGAGGACCTCGCGGCAGAACGGAAACGGTTCACGATGGAGAACCTCGCATCGGACGCTGGGAACGGCGGCCTTCTTCTTTTCCCGAACACGTACACGAACATCAAGCAGATAGAGACGAAACCGTTCACCGTTGATGCTGATCAGATGAAAGAGATCCGCGACAGCGTCTTTGAATACTTCGGCGTGAACGAGGACGTGCTCCAGAACAGGTTCTCCTCCGACACATGGGCGGCGTTCTATGAAGGCGCCATAGAACCGTGGGCCATCCAGTTCAGCGAGGTCATGACGAAGATGCTCTTCACGATGCGCGAGCAGTCTCAGGGCAACCACGTCATGGCGACCTCGAACCGCATCCAGTATATGTCGAACGCCGACAAACTGAGCGTGAGCGCACAGATGGCAGACAGGGGACTCATGACGAGGAACGAGATCCGCGAGATCTGGAACCTCCCGCCGCTGCCTGAGCCTCTGGGATCTCAGCTTCCGGTGCGAGGCGAATACTACAACGTGGGGGAGGGTGAGTAATGGCTATTCCAAGAGGCGTAACACCCACTTTCACTTTGACATTTACAGACCAGGGGCTTGACCTCACGGCGGCTAACCACGTCTATGTGACGTTCCGGAATAAGGTCACCCTCACGAAGTCCGATTCAGATCTGACGATCGCACCGAAGCAAATCGACGTATACCTCACACAGGAAGAGACCCTCGCTTTCCGACAGGGCGCGACGGAGATCCAGGTCAACTGGACGTATGGAAACGGAAGCCGAGCCGCATCGGAGACGGTCAGCTATTTGTTCTCGAATAACCTTCTGGATGTGGTCGTCGAATGAACACTCCGATCTATATCCCGATGTCTGTGGCGGCGGACAATGTCGCGCTGCCGATGTCGGTAGCGGTAAACACCGCATCATTCAAGCTCTCCGCCGCCGTCGCGGTGGTTTCTTCCGTTTATCCGGAGTATCACGGCGCGACGGAGGTCACACCGAACAACGAGACGCAGACGCTTCTCACGGCGGACGAGATAGTGCATTCCAACATCATCATAAACCCGATACCGTCCAATTACGGGCTTATCGGGTGGGACGGTTCTGCTTTAACAGTTTCGTAAAGGAGTAAATAATATGGCACATCCGAATGTAGTGATAAATTCCGTGACGTACAGCGCAGTCCCCGAGGTAGACATCCCCATCCAAGGTGGCGGCACGGCTAAATTCTACGATGCAAGCGAAGCAGACGTAGCAGCGGCAAACGTACTTACGGGGAAAGTGTTCATTGGCGCTTCTGGGCAGGACACTGGTAGCATGGCGAACAACGGTTCGACAAGCGGGACCATCTCCACAAAGGCCGGGACGGTTACGATCCCCGCCGGATATACTTCGGGCGGCACGGTGCAAATAAGCTCGACCGAACAGGCGAAGGTCGTGGCCGGGAACATAAAAAGTGGGATCACCCTGTTGGGGGTGCAAGGCTCCCTTGCCCTTCCGTCCATCTCACAGGATTCTACTACAAAGATTTTGTCAATAAGCTAATTAAGGGGGTAGTTTTGCATGGCGAACCCCAATATTACCCTCTTAAATGCCACATATAGCGGAGTGACGGGTGTTACCTTGCCGAAACAGGGTGGCGGCACAGCAACTTTTCCGTGGGTAGAGGGTAGCGAAACCAAGACAGCAAACGGAACCTATGATGTGACAAATCTTGCAAGCCTAACTGTTGCGATTCCGATTGTTACATACTA